GGGCGACCCAGCACGGACTACTATCTCAACGAAGCACAAGCCCTTCTCGTCTGCATGTTCTCCGAGACCAGTAAGGCCGCCGACGTTCGCGAGCAGCTGATCCGCGTGTTCATGGCCTACCGGGCCGGTGAGCTGCAGCGCGCGCCCCAGCCTGCCAGGATGAAGCGGCTGGCGCCGCAGGTGCCCATCACAGATTCCCGCCACCCGGACTTCCGGGACCCTCTGAAAGTCGTCGATCAGCGGCGCGCCATGCTGGAACGGTTTCACAGCTTCGAAAGCAAGCGGGCCGACGAGCAAATGATGCGGACCCTGCAGCATCTGCTCGCGCCCTCCGGCAACGGCGGTGTCCTGCGCTTCCCTCAGTTCTTCCGTGACAAGGAGGTACTGGCAGCGGTGGTTAGGACGCATCGCTCTGCGCCGCTTGATGAGGTGCGCGAGCTGCTGCGGCACAATTTTGGATATCGCGCGCCCTCGCGTTCGGCACTCGGGCGGTTCTGGCTTCGCCTGGACGGCCTGTTCGGCACCGGGCGGAGGCTGCACTGATGCTGCCGGGTGGGGAGATAGTCCGCAACGTCGTTGCGATCCCGCTGGCTGACATAGAAGTTGGCGAGCGGATGCGGCCGGTTGAAGCTGACTGGGCCGAGGGCCTGGCTGGCATCATGGCGCGCGATGGACAGCTGACGCCAATCGAGGTCTGCCGGCTGCCGCAGGGCGGGTTCGCTCTGGTGACAGGCGGGCACCGGCTTGCTGCCGCCTCGATCAACGGGTGGGCAGAGATCGAAGCCATCATCGTGTCGAGCAAGTGGGCAGAGCGGCGGCTGCGGGAAGTGTCGGAGAATCTGTTCCGCCGCGATCTCGATCCGGCCGACCGGGCGGCGTTCATGGCCGAACTGATCGACCTGGCGCGAGCAGCTGATGGAACGGCAGGAAAATCCGCGCAGCAGGTTGCCGCGGATGTGCGCTGGTCGGCAAAACTTCCTATTTCTGATGCACTTAATGCGCGGGCCAATTTGGCCCACGCATATGGATGGTCTGACCGGGTCGCGGAACGGCTGGGTGTCTCGGTTCGGACAGTGAAGCGCGATCTGCAGCTTCACCGCCGCCTTAGCCCGCAGGTGAAGGCGATGCTCGCTGGACATCCGGTCTATCGCAACGCCTCCCAGCTGCAGGCGCTGGCTAACCAAGACCCTTCCCGCCAGCTTGAACTGGCCCAAATGCTGGTATCCGGCTCGATCCGCTCCGTGAACGAGGGGCTGGCCACGCTGCAGCAGCGGCCGAAGGTGTCTGCCGAGGACAAGCGGTTGTCTGCGGTGCTGGGTGCCATTCACCGGATGGGGAAGCTGGAGCGGCAGGCCGCGTTCGACCAGTTGGCCGGGCAATATACGCAGGAAATCCGCCGGGCGCTGGCGAAGGCGCAGTCCCTTGATGGCGCGGAGGCAGAGTGACGCGGTTGGTGCTTTCATCTGCCGATTGGGTGCGTGCGCAGGCCATCTGCGACAGCGACGACGTTATCATCGTCTTCGCAGCATCCGAATTCGAAGAGCTGAATGACGATGGAAAGACTTGGGTCGCGGCCTTGGTGAAGGCCGCCCGCGTTCAGGCGCTGGAGGAAGCCGCGCTGCTGATCGAGCAGAACCAGATCGGCACTTCAAACTCAGAGGCCGGAACCGCCAGCTATCTTGCGCCCCGGTACGAGGGAAACCGGGAGGCGCTGTATTACGCTGTCGCCATTCGCGCATTGAAAGCGCCTGCCGCATGACGCGGAAGCGCCGCCCATCCCTGACGGACGGCCAAATGGCCTTCACCTTCGCAGCGCCGAAGCCGGCGAAATCGGAAGGCGATCTGGCGGGGCTGGATCGCGTGATTTCCAGCGCCGTAGGCCGCGCGCTGAAAGAGGACAACCGCGACCGCGCTGAGATCGCGGGCCAGATGTCCTCCCTGCTGGGTGAAGACGTCTCCAGGAACATGCTGAATGCTTATGCGAGCGAGGCTCGCGAAGAGCATGCGATCAGCGCCCATCGGTTCCTTGCGCTGATCGCGGCCACCGGGCGGCTCGACATCCTTGACGTGGTGATTTCCCGCATTGGCGGGCGCGTGCTGGTGGGCGAGGAAGTTCATACCGCCCGCGTTGGCCACCTGATGGCGCAGAAGCAGCGGATCGACGAGGAACTGCGGGCGCTGCGGCCGATCACGGTTCCGATCGAGCGGGGGCGGCGTTGATGTCGGGGCCGATCCTTCGCAAAGAGTGGTTTTCGGCGCACGAAATCGCGTGCCTGTCGCTGCCGGGCCTTTCCGGCGCGAAGCGGAAGGTGAATGAGCGGGCCGAGGCCGAGGGCTGGGCTCTGCGCACCTGCCAGCTGGGGCAACCGCTGGCGCGGAAGCGGCCCGGCCGGGGCGGAGGCGTGGAATATCATGCGAGCGTGCTGCCCACGGCGGCGCGGCTGGAGCTGGTTCGGCGCGGGCTGGCCCCTGAAACTGTTGCTGACCCCAAGATGATCGGGGGTAAACCCCCGGTTGAAACGGTGCCCGCCCAATCCAGCCTGTGGGGCTGGTTCGAATCGCGTCCCGGCAAGGTGAAGGCTGAAGCGGAGCGGCGGCTGCGCCTGCTGGAGCGGGTGGAAGAAGCCGAGCGGGCCGGGCTGAACCGCTCTGCCGCTGTTGCGACGGTGGCGATCGGCGCCGGGGTGAGCGGGGCCACCCTTTGGAACTGGCTGGGGCTGGTGGCGGGTGCGCCGCGTCTGGACTGGCTGCCGGCGCTGGCCCCGCGCGCACAGGGCGGCGGCGCCGAGGCAGCCATCGACGAGGATATCTGGACGATCTTCAAAAGCGACTGGCTGCGGCTGGAGAAGCCGACGCTGAGCAGCTGCTATCGCCGGGCCAAGGAAGTGGCGGATGCGCGTGGCCTGGCCATACCGCACCTGAAGACCTTCCAGCGCAGGATAGAGAAAGAGGTTCCGCCGGCAGTCGTGCAGGCTTGTCGGAACGGGTCTGAGGCGGTTCGCAAGATGCTGCCGCCGCAGATCCGCTCCGTAGCAGGTCTGCACGCGCTGGAGATCGTGAACATCGACGGCCACAAGTGGGACGTCTTTGTGCGGTTCCCGGCCACCGCGAGCTATGACGAGCGGATCGCGCGGCCGATGATGGTGGCGATCCAGGACGTCTACAGCCGCAAGATTCTGGCCTGGCGCTTTGGCGACAGCGAAAATGCGGTGCTGACCCGGCTGGCGTTCGCGGACCTGTTCCGGAAATGGGGCATCCCCGACGCCGTCCTGCTGGATAACGGCCGCGCGTTCGCCAGCAAATGGATCACGGGCGGGGCGAAGACCCGGTTCCGGTTCAAAATTCGCGAGGATGAGCCGCTGGGACTGCTGACGCAGCTGCAGATCCGCAACATGTGGGCGACGCCCTATCGCGGGCAATCCAAGCCGATCGAGCGGGCCTTCCGCGACTTCTGCGACGCGATCGCGAAGCATCCGGCCTTTGCCGGGGCCTACACCGGCAACAGGCCCGACGCGAAGCCGGAGAATTACGGTTCGAAGGCGGTGGATTTCGACCTGTTCGAGCAGATCGTGGCGAAGGGCGTGGCCGAGCATAACGCTCGGCAGGGCCGCCGCACCGAAATGGCGCGGGGCCGCAGTTTCGATGAAGCATTCGCCGATTCCTATGCGGTTTCGCCCATCCGGAAGGCGACTTCGGAGCATCTGCAGCGCGCCCTGCTGGCCGCCGAACGAGTGCGGGCGCACCGTGAGACCGGCGCCGTCACCTATCTGGGCAACCAATACTGGACGCCCGAGCTGGGCCGCCACGCCGGCCAGCTGCTGACCCTTCGATTCGACCCGGACAATCTGCACGGAGAGGTGCACTGCTATGATGCGACCGAGGCGTTCATTGCCACCGCGCCGGTCTGGAGCGCGGTCGGTTTTGCAGATGCGGAGGCGGCTCGGCAGCGGGCGAAGCTGGAGGCGGACCATCGCAAGGCCGTGAAGCGGCAGATCGAGCTGCAGCAGCTGATTTCCGCCTCCGACATCGCCCGGCTGCTGCCGACGGACGCACCGGACGATGACACGCCCGAAACCACCGTGATCCGGCCCATGCGCACGCGCGGGGCGCTGGCGATCGCGCCTGCGGCGCCTGCCCAGCAGGCTGTGGAACCCGAATTCATGGACCGCTTCTCGGCCGCGATGGAGCGGCGGCACCTGCGGTTGATCGAGGACGAATGAAATTGGCGGCGCCGGGGTAGCCGCCCCGACGCCGCCTTTACCGCCCCGTGAGGGGCCACCTTGGAGAAGGCGATACCAATTATGGCAACGATTATTGAAACACCAGAGACGACGAAGGAGGTTCGACAGCGGCTGATCGAACATCAGCTGCAGAGCGGCCTTTCATGGGCAAAGATCTCCACGCTTTCGGGCATCCCGAACGGCACGCTGAGCAATTGGAAGGCCGGTAGCTACGCCGGCGTCAACGAGAATGTGACGGAGAAGGTGCGGCGCTATCTGGACGGTCGACAGGCCGTTGGCGAGATGCGCGCGCTGCTTGGTGTCGATCCCGGTTGGCTGCCGACCCCGATTGCCAAGCGCATCCTGACCCTGCTGCGCGTGGCGCATGCTGGTGGTGTCACGGCTTTCGCGGGCGCCTCGGGCTCAGGAAAAAGCCTGACTGCCTGCGAGTATCAGACGTTGGCACCTAACGTCTTCATCGCCACGATGGACCCGACGACCGGCAGCGTCTCCCAGATGCTGCGGGCGATTCTTCGGGCGCTGGGGGATAGCAAGCCACGTTATGGCATCGCACCCAGCGAGCTTTCCCAGCTGATTGTCGCACGCCTGAACGGCACCAAGGCGCTGCTGATCATCGACGAGGCACAATTTCTGTGCCCGGAGGGGCTGCAGGTGGCGCGGACATGGTCAGACCGGTGCGACATCGGCCTGGCGTTCCTGGGTGATCCGCGGCTGGTACCGCTGCTGCGCGCGGCGCGGCAGGCGGACCTTTCGACGTTCAACAGCCGGATCGACATGCAGGATTTCCGTTCGGCGGTGGATGCGGCCGATGTGGAGATCGTGGTGACCGGCTGGGGCATAAAAGACCCGGCCATCCTGCGATTCCTGCAGACGATCGCAGCCAGAGACGGGACGCTTCGTAATGTCGCGAAGACGCTTCGCGTCGCCAACGTTCTGGCCAGCGAAGAGGACCGCCTACTTGAGCTGGCCGACGTCAAGGCCGCCTGGGCGCAGCGCAACATCGACTTTGTGACGGTGAAGTGAGCCATGCAGATGGAACACAACGACAAGGCGAGCGAACGGCGGATGGAGACCGTCCGCGCAATCGCAGCCGCGCATGGAACCAGCCCCGAGCTGGTGATGCGTAAGTTCCAGACGCGAGAGGTTCGTGCAGCCAGACAGGCGGCGATCCTCGCCATGCGGGAGAAGTTTAACGACCCCGTCGATCGCATCGCAGCCTTCTTCGGGCGCAGCCGCCGCCAGGTGCAATACAGCCTCGCAGCCGCTTCAGGTTGGGGACGTGACGGTGTCGACCGCATGGTCGTCGTCCGCTCGGTTGCGGAGGCGCACGGGCTGACTGCCGAGGACGTGCTTCACGGCGGGCGCCGCCCGCACGTCCTGGCTGCCCGACGCGAGGCAATCCGCACCGCGTTCGATCGCTTCGGAGACAGCCCGGCCAGCCTCGCGGCGGCGCTGGGCATCGATCAGACGACGGTGCGCTCGCACCTCAATCCGAAAATGGAGGCGTAAGCCATGCAATCCGAAATCGACGAAATCCGCGCCGAGTTGCGCGCGATGGCGCACCTGAATGTCGAGGGGCTGCTGGATCACCAGACGGTTGAGGGGTTCGTGAACCGGATCGGCGACCGGCTGGGGCTGATCGAACTGCAGCAGGCCGACCGCGTGGTGAGGGTGCCCGTTCTGACGCTGGCGATCATCAGCCAGCGCGCCAGGCAGGATCGGCAACGCCACTTGACGGTGATCGAAGGGGAAAAGGCATGAAGTCCGCCCCTGACAGCGAACGGGCGTGTCGCGTTTGCGGCTGCACCGATTCCCGGGCCTGCGATGGCGGTTGCCACTGGGTTGGCGCCGATCTGTGCAGCGAATGTGGATGGGGCGGCCCTGCCGCCCAGATGGGCCCGTGCCCAGACGATGCGTTCGATCCCGATCTGGAGCCGATGGACCCTCGTGCTGGGGAGTTCCTGTCATGAGCATGATCAAGCGCGGACCGGACCCGCGATTTCCCGACGGGCGGGGCAGCGGTTGCAGCCTGATGGATCAGCCCGTGTTCCGCCCGCGGCAGCCGATCATTCAGGGCGTCCCCGATCTGCCGCTGACGGCGATGGAGGGGCTCGCCTCTGTTCGGACGGTGGACACGCCGCGCGCGCGGCGGCTGAAGCTGGTGGCAACAGTGGCGCGCAAACATGGGTTCCGCCTGGCGGACTTGCTGGGGCGCGGGCGGCAGCCTGCCCGGGTGCTGGCCCGGCGCGAGGCGATGCACGCCGTCGCCCGCGAGTTCGGGGACGGGCCGAAGCGCATCGGCCAGCTGTTCGGTTGTGACCATTCCACCGCGTTTTACCATCTGCGGGGCGGGCTGGAGATGCGCCATGCCGGTTGAAATCCGCACCTCTGACGGTCGCCACTGGGCCCGACCTGCCTTCCAGAACCATCAGCAGCTGCCGTTCATCGGCCTGGAGTGCCGCGCCGAACGGCGCCGGCGGCGGGTGCGCACTGTGGCAGCCCTGCTGATGTTTTCCGGCGCCGCAATGGCGCTTTTCCTGCTTGCTGAATGGGTGCTTAGCCATGGTTAAGAAGCGCATGAAGGCGGCCGCCCTGGACGTGCCTCAGACGATGGAAGCCGCGATTGCGAAGCTGGCCCGGTTCGCCGAACTGGAAACAGGGCTGGATGAGATCAAGCTCGCGGCAGATGCCGCGAAAGCCCAGATCGATGCGCACCGCGACCAGCTGGCCGCTCCTGTGGTGGCGGAGCTGAAGACGCTGCTGCACGAGCTGAAGCCATTCTGGGAGGCGCGGAGGGAGGAAATCACCGGCGGCAAACGCAAAAGCGTGGTGCTGGGTGGTTGCGAGATTGGCACACGAACCGGCAACCCGACGCTGACCTATCCGAAGGCGAAGGAACTGGAGCTGATCGAGGAGCTCGACCTTCTGGGATTCCGCGACTGGGCACTGCGCGAGGTGCTCGAGCTGGACAAACCTGCCCTGATCAAGGCGCTGCGACATGAGGGGGACAATCCGCTGGATCAGGCTGATGCCGCGGCCCTGGAAGGCCTGGGCTTTGCGGTGAGGCAGGCCGAAACCTTCTTCATCGCACGCGCCACGAGCGAACCGGCCGAGGCCGCGATGATCGGGCAGGCGGCGGCATGAGCCGGGTCGACATTGCCGAGCTGGCGCGCCTGCGGGAAGAGCGTGGGCTGACGCTGGGGCAGATCGCGCTGCGCCTTGGCGTTTCGCCAGGCTACCTTGCCTATGTCTGCATGGAACATGGAATCCAGCGACCCGGCCGAATCTTCAGGCCGGGCGGTCTTCCGCCTGGAACGGTAGTGAAGCGTGCCGGACACCTCGTGCGCCCGTTTTCGCCAGCTGAGGACACCTATATTCAGCGGCGTCGTCTGGAAGGCGCCAGCACAACGACGATCGGGGCGGAGCTGGGCCGCAACCAGTCCAGTATCCGCGGTCGACTGCTGACACTGGCGCGCTACGATGAGCTGGGGGTGCAGCGGTGATCGATCTTCCGATCGCCATGCCCCGACGCCTGGTGATCGGGCGGCCACCGGCCGTGCCGGGCGGAATCGCCTTCCTGGCCGCCCGCGCGAAGCGGATATCGAGGGCGCTGGGCTATCGCTGCTGGATCGAACTGAGCCCCAAGCCGGATTCGGCAACGCGCCATGTTCGGGTGGTCTGTGGGCTGGATTGGCCGCTGAACATCCGCGTTTCCGATCATGTGATCGCCCAGGCCAGTTGCGATCTGGAGCTGGTGTCACTGGATGGCCGATCCGGCGATGAATGGCTTTCTGCCTGGCTGCATGCTGTGGCGCGCGGGGAGACCGAGCTGTGAGCGCGGCCGCCCGGTTCTCGCCGAATCCGGTTCGCCGGGCGATGACGGCAAAGCTGCACCTGGCGAAGAAGGAGCTGGGGCTGGGCGACGAGGATTATCGCGCCATCCTCTGCCGCGTCACCGGCAAGAGCAGCTCTGCCGACATGACGGATGCGCAGATGGACGCCGCCTTGGCCGAGTTCGAGCGGCTGGGCTGGAAGGCGAAGCCGAGTGCCGGGCGGGCAATTTCAGGGTCGGACCTGAAGGCCGGGCGGGGGGCTTCGGCTGCCCGCCCGGCCGACCCTGATGGGCGGCGAATTCCAAGCGCCGCCGACCACCCGGTCGCCCGCAAGGCCACCGCGATGTGGATCTCGCTCTACAATCTGGGCGCCGTCCGCAACCCGTCCAACCCGGCGTTGGAAGCATTCGCTGCGCGGCAGCTGGGTGTGGCCAAGCTTCAGTGGGCGAACCAGGCGCACGGCTACAAGCTCATCGAGGCGCTGAAGGCGATGGCGGAGCGTGCAGGGTGGGACCAGACGCCACCCGAGAACGCCACGGAAACATCGACGCTGGATCTGCTGATGCGGCGCCTTGTCGCCCGGCAATGCGCGATTCTGCAGGAGAATGGCGACAGCCGCAGCGACCGGGAGATCGTGAACGCAGTGCTGCGGGAGCCTTCCCGCCACTGGCAATTCCTGCCCGGATTCGTTCTGCGGCACGTATCGTCCTCGTTGGGCGAGCAGGTGCGGAAGGCGCTGTCGGGCTGATGCGGAAGCGTTGGGCCAGTTTCGAAGCGCTGCGCGCAGACCTCGTCAGTGAGCTGGGCGAAGAGGCTGTGCTGAGGCTGATGGACGCATTCGCAGGCCGATCAGTTTATGTGCCCGCGAATGCTGGTGAAACCCACCCGATCACAGTCGCGATCGGCGCGGAGGCTGCCGCCATCCTGTGCGAATTCTGGCACCGCACCGAACTGGAATTTCCGGCTGCCGCGAGCCGTCGGCAGCGAATCCTTGACCTGAAGGCCTCCGGACGCTCAAACGGCGAAATCGCCACCGCATTGCTGGTCTCCGAACGGCATGTTCGAGAGGTGCTGGCCGAGCAGCGGGACTCACGGCAACTTTCCCTTCTGTAGCGCCCTTTCCGGAACCGGCGCCGGGGAAGTGGTGCCCTCCATCACCCTATCGTCCGCCCATGCAGGACGGAGACGAAGCCCCTGAACCCATCCAGCGCCGGCCCATCGCCGGCGCCTTTGATTTCATGGTTCGCGGATGGCGGCCTGCGGCGGGTTGGGCCTGCACCCTGACCGTTCTGGTGCGCGGCGCATTCGTGCCGTTCGCCGAGCTGGCGACAGGCGGCCCCGTTTCTCCGTTCGACTGGGTTTCAGTGGCAGCGCTGCTGGGGGCTCTCGGGCTGGCCCGATACCGCCATCTGGAGCGCGTGGCGGGGGTGACAATCTGATGGGCAAGCTGACACCGACCAGCGGCGACGACGTGAACCGGATTTCAGCCGGCGTGCTGGATGCGCTGGACGAGGCGACGCCGTGGGTGGCGTTTCAGGGCAGCTTCAACTTCGCGCTGTGGGGTGTTTTCGTCGGAACTGTCGTCGTCGAGACCAGCTTTGACGGCGGTGTGACGGCCATTCCTGGTGGCGATTCCGATGGCCCGATCTCCTTTTCGCAGCCCGTCAGGACGGTGTTGGAGGCGCCTGAGAATGGCGTCCTCTATCGGGTGCGCTGCACGTCCTGGACGAGTGGTGCGATCAATGTGCGGCTGAGCCAATGAGCCTGTTCAAGGGCCTGTTCCGGGGCGGCGTGGCGCGCGGCGCCCTATCCATCGACCGGCTGCGGATTCCGGCAGGAGCCACGGGCGTGCAGGCGCAGCTGCGCTCCGGCCTGGGCGGCGCTGTGACGTTCAGCAGGGTTAGTGGCGATGGGCTGACCGTTAACGCGGCTGGCGCCGTGACGGTGACGGCCGGGTTCACCCCGGACGAGGTCCGCCAGCTGGTGGCTCGTGTACAGAATGCTGCCGGCGATGCCGCGGAGCGGCGCTTTTCGCTTGTGGGCGCGCCTGCGCTGGTGACCCTGGCAGGCCTGTCCGTCAGCGCCATCTCCTATTCAGAGGCGACGCAGCCGGGTGACCTGGTTGCGTCCATCGGGAACCGCACGGCGGGATCCACCGTGATCGGCGACGGTGAAGCATTCGATCTGGGCTTCCTGGCGATCAACGGGGCCGGTACCGGGATTGTTGCCGGCCTCGCCGCGCCACTGTCGGGTGGCACCGAGATCCCGCCGTTCGAGCTGATCGAAACACACCCGTCCGCCACCAATTCAGGCCGGATCAGCGGTCCGTTCGGGCCGGCGATGATTTCCGGTGTCGCTCCCACTGCCCTCAAGCTGGTCTGGCCGTCGACGCGCTACTGGATGGACACCGCCGCGCCCGGTGACACGCTCGCCACGATTGAGGATATGGCCGACGGCGCGACGGCGAGCGTCCAATTGACCGGGCAGGCCACCTATGGCGCGCTGCCGGCGGACGCGGTGGCGGTGGTTGGCAATCAGATCAGGGCCGGTGCTGGATGGGATAACCTGCCGCTTGGCGCCTACATCCTGGACATCATCTGCACGCTGGGCGGGCAGATGAAGCGCAGCCGCACCTATTGCGAGAAGCTGTCGAACCGGGCGGCAGACTATACCGTGACCGACGACGCCTCTCTGGCGGCGGCTGTCGCGGCAGTGACTTCCAGCATCAACACGCTCGGCGCGGCATTCCCCGGCGCGGTGATCGAGCTGACTGGTTCGGGCGTCTATTCCACGCTCGACCTGTCCATCCCGACGAACAGCCGCACGAAGCAGGTGGTGCTCCGCTCGGCAGCCGCTGATCGGGTCGCTGGGGCATACGCCAACGTCAATAAGGTCATCTGCCGGAACATGGATTATACCGTGTTCCAGCGGGTGCGCAGCGTGGCGCTGACGTTCACGGGAGAGTTCCTGTGGACATTCGGTGACCTGTATCAACTGTCGCGCCGCATCCAGCTTCTCCACTGCGCCAGCAAGGGCGGGGATATTTCGATCAACCCGGACGGGTCGATTGCGATGAACTGGCAGACGGACATCGACCCGACGACCTACTGGCGGCCGGGCTACACCAACTTCCTCGGCACGTGGAGCGGCGGCGCGCTGACTCGGGTGGATCTGAAAGACCCGCATAGCGACCTGTCGAGCAACCAGACCGGCGCGGCGCTGGGCGTGTGGGCGACGGCGAACCCGCCTGCCTTCATCAGCACGGGGAACGCCAACACCCCGGACGGGACGACCGGCATTCATCCGCTGGAGTTCAATGCAGGCCCCGGCACTGGAGCGGCGGCTGAGTTCGAGGTGCTGTATCTGACGGACGCGACGACGCCTGCGAAGCCCGTGGGAGCGCCGGATGGCTTCTATGTGACGCGCTGGCGGCTGACGGCGACCGGCAGCGGCTATACCGGCGGGCGGGCGGACAGCACGATCACCTGGCAGAATATGCCGCGCTATAACTATTATCCGTGGTGCTTCAACAGCACCTCGGCGGGCAAAATCCGCGATTTCATTATCACCGAACATGAGTTCCGGGACTTCTCGAACGGCGTCCGCGATCAGAAGCAGGATGCCGACGACGAGCACTGGAACTTCTTCAGCACCTACGACCGGTTCAGCCAGGACGCCAACCAGTCCGCCGCGCTGACCCTCACGCATCCCCGTGTGCGGGCTGACCGGCGCTGGGGCTGCGTCATCGGGCGCTTTATCCACCGCAAGGGGGATTGGGGCGATCCGCACGGCGATGGCGACCAGCAATATGGGAACAGCGGCAGTTCCGGCACCAACCCCTATCTCGAACGCCGGATGAACCTGTTCGACGGCGGGCAGTCGGGCGGCGCTGGCAAGGGCCGTGGTGGGTTTCAGGGCTTCCTCTACACCGACAATGCGGCTGTTGGTGAAGGCCATCGGGTGATGAGCTTCGGTGACTTCATTCGCGGCGGGATCACGAACGGCTTCAACATTGGCGACCCTCGCGGCGCGCGGACGCACATGACGATCGTGGCGAACAACTATGGCAACGGCAGCGGCACATGGTCGGTTGACGCTCCGTGGGTGACGACGAAATCCACGGTCGGCACGCTGCGGCCCATGGCAACGCCTCAGTTCCGGTTCGACGGTGAGGAAACCACGATCACCGATGCGGCGAAGTGGACGGCCCCGACGGCTGACCGCCTTTCGACCCATGCGCAGATGGTGGCGGGCTGGACGCCGAAGCCGGGCTGGGAAGGCTGGGGGCCTGCTGGCGATCTGGAACAGTCCATCGATCCGGTGAACCGGGTGTTCGACGACAACATGATCCCGGTGGAGTTGCATTTCCTGCCGGTGTTCGATCTCGACCCCGACGAGACGGTGACCAGCTCGGTGCGGGAACTGTTCTATGGGCTCGATCCGAAGGCCGTGGATCAGGTGACCGACTGCCAGTGGCGGAAGGCTGCCAGTCTGGCAGGCATCACGGCGGCAGGCTTCACGGGCGCCGATGGCACCTTCGCGCCGGACGAGTGGATGGAGTTGCAGGCGACGGCCCCGGCGGCGCTGGCGCAGAGCAAGACTGTCTCTGTCCGCATCGGCGGGACGGTGAATTACTGGCGGCTCTATACGAAAGACGCGCCGACGGATGGGCCGATCAGCAACGGCACGGCGCGCGCGCTGATGGGAACCGCGATCACCGGCGGCAGCGCCAAGCGGAAGGCAGTCTATGCGTTCAGCTTCGACGCGCCGGCCAGCGGATCGGGCCGACTCGCCACGCTGGGGAGCGACACGAACAACTATCTGACCGTGGGCAGCGGGATCACCTTCCGCTTGTCCACTTCCACCGCTGTCAACGCGGGATATGGCAATGTCATCAATGCGGGCGGCCATAACCTGGTCGTCATCGCGCTGGACTTCACGCAGATTTCGCCTGTCACCGACGAGGAAAGCGGGGAGGTGACCGAGCACGCAAACGGCGCGATCACCTGCGCGGTGAACCGGGTGCTCCGTGCGCCAACGAGCGGGCAGATTGACACGCTGGACGGCACGCGGACGCTGAACTTCCTCAGCGGCGTGTGGGCCGCCTTCGGAAACACCGGGACAGCGGCCTATCTGCCTGCGGACTTCCGGCTGCACTGGATGGGCCTGCGGGTCTATGAGGATGCGGAGGCGCTGCCCGACCTGCACGATCCCGCCATCCTGGATGTGTTCACCAACGCCGGGATCGGCGCGAACGGAGAGAACTGGCCCGGCGGGCTTCCGCAACTGTTCTTCCGCGACGATGCGGACGTGTGGAACGACCCTGCAGGTGCCCCGAACCGGGGCACGCTGGCGACGGTGCCGAACCTTGTGCTGAATGGCAGCGGGACGTTTGGAGGCGGCTCGCCTGCGCCGACGATCGCCAACCTGAAACTGCCGGTGATGTCTGGTGCAGCCTATGTCGGGCAGACCAGCGCGATCGGGCCGGGCCTGTGGGATGGCGCCTATACCTCGCTCACGAAGCAGTGGCAGCGCGCGGACAGTGACGCGGGGCCGTGGAGCGACATTTCCGGCGCGAATGGTGATTTCTACACCAAGACCGGCGCTGACCTCGGCAAGGTTGTCGCCTGTCTGGTGACGGTTTCCGACGGCGTGGGAACTGGTTCGGCGCGCAGCCTGGCAAGCCCAGCGGTGCAGGCGATGGCAACACCGATACCCGCGCCTGTTTCCAACCCGATGCTGGCGAACCTGGGCGCATCGTTCGAGGAGACGATCGTGCGCGGTTCGGGCAGCGCCGACCGCATATCGCACTGGCTTCGCCCGGCTGTGTTCGGCCGGTTCATGATGGGCAACCGGCGCATCCGCCACGCGATGACGGTGAGCGGCAGCAGCGTGTCGCAGCCCTATAACGATGCAGTCGCAGGGGCCTCCGCCACGGCGGTTGCCTCTCAGGCGACCGCGCTGGCATCCGATAGCGCCTATCTGGCGGAGTCCGCGCACCTGATTTTCATAAATGGGGGCTCAAACACCCTCGATCTTGGGGCCACGGGCGATGCGGGCTGGCTGTCAGCCATGAACTCGGCCTTGGGGACCCTTCGGGCCGCCTATCCGAATGCGCAGATCCTTATCCCAGAGCAAATGATGCGCTCAGAGGAAGTCGCACAATGGCAGGCTGGTGGATACGCGCGTACCAACGTCGATGAGGTGAACGCCGGCCTTGGCGCTATCGCCAGCGCGCACGGCGCGATCGTCGTTCCCTGGTATGCGCGCAGCGGCGACCCGGCGAACCCGCTGGAGGGCCGCGACTACCCATGGCGCTCTGAGGATGACCTCGTCCATCCCGCCGGTGGGCGCGGTTGGGAAATGGCCCGCCCATTCGCGGCGGCCGCCACGCCCTATGTCGTGGACCTGGGCGATCCGATCGGCGGCACTATCGATCTGACATCGGTTGGCGCGGGCAGCGGCGGCACGATCACGGGCGGCGCCGGTGCGGTCTGGAATGGCTGGATCGCGGAGGTTGGCGCCGGGTTCGATGGCGTTGCCTCCCTGCTGGGGGACACCCAGCGCCTGGTGGTGACGGCGACGGCGGACACGGTGCTGAGCGCGCCCATGCTGCGGTTCCGCCGGGCGACCGGCAACTTCCTGACGGTGACGGCGGGTGTGACCTACACGATGCGCCTGAAGATGCGGATCCGCTCCACCAGTGCGATGGCCGCCTATCTGCGGGTGGCGTTGTCGAACAACGCATCGAACCTGGGGGCCGCCATCGAGATGGGCGCGCTGACGCCCGGAAACCGCAACGGCGGCTATACGCTCTCCACCACGACGAGCGGCGCGATCCTGTTCACCGAAGAATGGACCGAGCTGACACTGGAGAGCGTGCCAATGACGCGGGCGGCAGCCCTGGGTGTGACCCCGTTGATCGTGCTGGAAACCCGCGACGCCGCCGGCGGCGCAATCACCGGGCAGAGCATCGAGGTTGAAATCCTGAAGGCTGAGGTGGTGCACTGATGCGCATCTCCCTCCTGCCACCCTGGGCGAAGCTGGCGGGCGCAGTTGCGCTGTCGCTGGCTGCCCTGGCTGCCATGACGGACTGGCGGCACGCACGCGACGCGCGCGAGCAGCTGCGCATCTGCACCATGGCGGCCGGCGACATTGGGAAGCCGGTGGATGCCTGCCCGCGTGAGCTGAAAGCCGCGGTTGTCGCACGGCGTCAGGCCGCTGCCTGCGAGGCGGCGCTGACGTCGGATGATCTGTGGACGATCTCCACTGCCTGCGGCGCCCAGGTGCGCGATCGCGTCGCGCGGCAGCGCGTGGCCGAAGCCAATCTGGCCGATGCCCGCGCCCAGCTGGCCCAGGCCGAGCAGCGTGCCCTTGCCGCCGTCTCCCGCGCGGAAGCCCGCGCCCGCACCTCCGCCGAAAGGAAATCCCGTGCGACTGCTGCCATTTCCGCCGCCCCGCGTGATGCTGGCGGCCTGCTCTCTTGCGATGCTGACTGCCTGCGCAACCTCTCGGGCGGCAGCGCCCGAGCCGATCGTTGAGCAGACGACGGTGACCCGCACCATCTGCCCGCTGGAGCTGGCGCTCCCGATACCGGCGAAGCCCGCGCCTGCGCCCGGTGCCATTGTGCAGGGCAACGACGCCGGCATTGCCTTCGTGGCCGATCTCGGCAGCTGGGGCGATGACCTGGCCGCGCGGCTTTCCGACGCGGCTGCGGGGTGCCCGCAATGATCGTCGACCCGAAAATCAAGTCCATCATCGACGGCGTGATCACCCGCGAAGGCGGCTATGTGAACGACCCGCGCGATGCCGGTGGCGAGACGAACTGGGGGATCACGAAGGCGGTCGCCCGCACCAACGGCTGGGCTGGCCCTATGCGGGATCTGCCGCGCCAGAAAGCGTTCGACATCTACTGGAACCGCTATGTCCGAGAGCCGAAGTTCGACCATATCGCGCTGCTGAGCGCGCCGATCGCGGCCGAGTGCATCGACACTGGCGTCAACATGGGGCCGAGCTGGGGCGCGATCTTCCTGCAGCGCTCCCTGAACGGCCTGAACAACCAGGGCAAGCTGTTCGCCGATATCGCTGTGGATGGCGCCGTCGGCCCCGGCACCCTGCGCGCCCTGACCTCCTATCTGAAGGTGCGCGGCGGCGAGGGCGTGACGGTGCTGCTGCGCGCGATGAACTGCCTGCAGGGCGCCCGCTACGTCGAGCTGGCCGAGAAGCGCGGGGCGAATGAAGCCTTCCTCTACGGCTGGCTGCGGGAACGGGTGGCGTGACCGACATGCTGGACCAGGCACAGCAGCTGGAAGAAGCCGAGCGGGCCGAGGGCGTGCGCGCGATTTCCGCCGCGCTGCTGGGACCTGGGGCCGAGATCTGCGCGGTCTGCGGCGACGAGATCCCGGAGCCGCGCCGCCGTGCCTTCGCGGCCGCCACCCGATGCATCGGGTGCCAGGAGAAATCCGAATGGGGGCGCCGTGTCTGCGGGCCGCCGCACTCTGAACCTGTCACTGTCTTGAAAGGCCGCCCGTAATGGAATCGTTTGTGGAGCTGCTGTTTCGCGGGCTGTCCGCCGGCTCCGCCCTGATTGCGGTGGCGTGCGCCGTCTATGTCGCCAACCGCGCATCGAGCTGGCGAAATTCGGACGAAGCGAAGGCCTTGCAGCAGCGGGTCACCGAAATCGAGCGCGATTGCTCAAACATCAAAGTCCGCCTGGACCAGGTGCCGACCAAGGCCGACCTCGAGGGGTTGAAGAGCGACGTGCGCGCACTGGGTCGCGACGTCGGCAAGGTCGAGGCCGGGATCGACCGGATCGAGGAGTTTCTCAGGGAGCGGGGAAAGTGAGCTACAGCGAGTATATGGCGGAGCACGTCCGCATCGCCATCCTGCGGATGCTGGATGAAGCCCCCGAGTGGCGCATGAACAGCTCCATGCTACGCGATGGCCTTTCGGCGATGGGGCTGGGCGCCACCAGCGATCAGGTGCGGACGCAGCTGGCATGGCTGAAGGAGCAAGGGCTGGTGCAGCTGGCCGAGGCGCTGCCGGGCCTGCTGGTGGCGACCGCCACCGAACGCGGCCTTGATGTCGCCGTCGGTCGCGCCACCGTTCCTGGCGTCCGCCGCCCGTCGCCGAAGGCCTGATGCCATGTCAGATGGCAAGCAGCCCCGAAAGAAGCCGGTGCGGGTTAACCGCCCCAGCACGATCGACCGGATGCCGAAGGCCGTCCAGGACGAAATCTATCGGCTGCGCTTTGCCGAAGGGCGGCATCTGGACGAGATCCTCGCCCATCTGAAGGCTATGGGGGCAGAGCCGCCCTCCCGCACGGCGTTGGGCCGCCATGTGCGCGCGCTGCAGCACGAGATCGACCAAAAGGTCGAGGCGAACCTGCGCGCGATTTCGCCCGCGATGCAGATGCTGAATCAGGTGAACGGCGCTGTGATGGAGAGCCTGTCCTCCGTGGACGGCGACGCCATGCTGGGCGGGCTGGTGCAGCTGCTGATGAGCATGACGTTCCAGATGTCGCTGAATTCCATGAAGGCCCAGAACGCCACGCCCGAGGAACTGGAGGAGAACCCAGATCTGGCGGCCGAGCGGCTCGACCCGCTGGACCTCACGCGGATCTCGCGCACGTTCGCCACCTGCATCCAGTCCCGCCGGCACCTGCAGGCGATGAAGATCGAGGAGGCGAAGGAGAAGGACCGCAAGAGCGAGAAGGCCGCCCAGGCGAAACAATCGCGCGCCCTGGCGAAGGCCGAGGCCGACAACCAGGCAGCGGCCGACGAGGTTGCGAAGGTGGCTCGGCAGCGCGGGGTTTCCGCCGAATCCATCGCCGAGTTCCGCAAGTTCGTGCTGGGAGAGGCATGATGCCGCCCCGCGCTCAGGCGGTCCTCAAGCGCCTCTGGGGGGTCCCTCAGAGGCTTCTTGATGCCGTTTCGGCTGCGGCCGCCGAAATGCTGGTGTTTTGCCTGACACTGATCATCGGGGGGCGGCCGTGAACCCGAACCCGTTCATGTCGCTCATGCACTATCATTACGGGCTGATCCTGGCCGATCCGCCGTGGGCGTTCACGCTGCACAGCGACCGGGGTAAGGCGAAGAGCCCGCAGGCGCATTATGACTGCGCGACGCTGGAGGATATCGCGCGGCTGCCGGTTTCGAAGCTGGCCGCGCCGGATTGCACGCTGGTGATGTGGGCGACCGCGCCGATGCTGCCGCACGCGATCGCCGTGATGGAGTGCTGGGGATTCGAGTTCAAGACTGCCGGCGCCTGGGCGAAGCAATCCAGCACCGGCAAGGCGTGGCAGTTCGGCACGGGGTTCATCTTCCGATCGGCGGCGGAGTTCTACCTGATCGGCACGCGCGGCGCGCCGAAGCCGAAATCCCGCAGCGTCCGCAACCTGATCGTGGCCCCAGTACGGGAGCACAGCCGCAAGCCGGACCAGATCCACGCCGACTGCGAGGCGCTGTTCGACGGCCCCTATGTGGAGCTGTTCGCCCGCCAGCGCCGGCCGGGCTGGGATTGCTGGGGCAACGAGACCGACAAGTTCGAGGCGCTGGCATGAAGATGCGCGGCGTCTGGATCGTGGAGCAAAAGCGGCAGTCCATGGACGGCCCGGTGTGGTTGGTTGTGAGCCGTCACGAGCGGGAATTCGCGGCGATGCGTGCGGCCGATGCTCTTCGTGGAGGCAATGGCTGCCGCCTCGATGTCCGCGTGGTCTTTGCGGTGGAAGGGCCTGCCGAATGACAACTTTCCACCCTGACCTGAAGGATGAGAAGCGCGCCGAGATCGAGGCGGCCGAACGCCTGTTCGAAGGCAAGAGCCGGCAGGCAGTTCTGTTGGGCTATCAGGCCAGTACCGTTGCCGATCTGCTGGCGGGGACCGCCGTCGTGGTGGTGGAGAAGAGCCGCCGGATCGGCCTGACCTGGGCGATCGCCGCATTCGCCGTGATGCGGGCGGCCGCTGCGCCGTCTGCCGGCGGAGACCATGTGTTCTACATGGGCTATGAGAAAGACATGGCGATCGAGTTCATCGAGGCCTGTGCCATGTGGGCCCGCGCCTTCAAGATCGTGGCCGACGATGTAGACGAGGAGATCATCGACGATCTGGACGAGGACGGCCGATCGAAGAACATCCAGTCCTACCGGATCAAGTTCGCCAGTGGCTTCCGCATCGTGGCGCTGCCCTCCGTCCCGCGCGCATTCCGGGGCAAACAGGGCGTCGTGATCCTGGACGAGGCCGCGTTCCACAACGCCATAGCCGAAAAGATCAAGGCGGCCCTCGCCCTGCTGATGTGGGGCGGTCAGGTGATCGTGATCTCCACGCATGACGGGGTGGCCAACCCGTTCAACCAGCTGGTGGAGAAAATGCGGGCCGGCAAGCAGCCAGGCAGGCTGATCCGCATCACCTTCGACGATGCCATTGAGGATGGTCTCTATGAGCGGATGCAAGAGGTTTTCGCGATCCGGGGAAAGGCGATCCTGCCCAAGGCCGAGTTCATCGCCGACATCCGGGGCTTCTATGGGGAGAATGCGGCCGAAGAGCTGGACGTGATTCCCAGCGTCGGCGCCGGATCGCTCATCAACCTCCAGCACCTGGCCGCCTGCGAGGACGATCATGCCGGCAAGCCGGAGTTGTATGCCGGCGGGCTTTACTTCATCGGCCGGGACGTCGCGCGGCGGCGTGATGGCCAGATCCAGTGGGGCTTCGAACTGGTGGGCGACACGCTGGTGTTGCGCGACCGGTGGGAGGAAGTTGGGAAGTCGTTCGACGAACAGGATGCCTTCTTCAACTGGATGATGCGGCATCGCCGCGTGGTGCAGGCCGGGATCGACCAGGGCGGCATGGGCGAAAAGGTCGTCGAGGATCTGCAGAGGCTGCATGGCTCTTATCGGGTGCAGGGCTTCCTGCTGCAGGGCGCGACCCGGATCGATCTGGCCATGTCGCTGGCGACGCGGGTGGAGCGGGTGCGGATCCGCATTCCCTATGATCCAAAGATCCGTGACGACTTTCTTGCGATCAAGAAGGTGTCCGGCGCGGGCAGCGCCATCCGGATCGTGAACGCAGAAGACGAGGTGCACTCCGACCGGTTCTGGGCGGGGGCCATCGCCAGCCTGCTGGGCGACTTCCCCACGCCGGAATTCGATTACCACCCTGTCAACCGGACCGGCGATTCCCCGCGCGATCGCCACGCCGATTTCATGCGGCCTGACCACGACGACGATTTCCAACCCAGCTGGCGCGGCCGGCGGGGTTTCTGAGGGACCGACAATGGCATCACCCGAAAATTACAAGCGGACCTTCGGTGACGGCAGCAAGCTGGACCCCGGACTGCTGAAAGCGGAGATCTCGGCCGCGGACACGGCGCGTGTGCGGCGGATTGAATCCGACATCCATATCGGCGGCATCACGCCCCAGGCGCTGGCCTCACTGCTTCTGGAGGCGGAGACCGGTGATCCTGCCGCCTATCTGGATCTCGCCGAGCAGATGGAGGAGCGCGACCTGCACTATCTGGGTGTGCTGGGCACACGCAAGCGGCAGGTTTCCCAGCTGCCGATCACGCTGGATGCGGCAACGGACGAGAAGGCCGATGTGCGAGCAGCGGACTTCGTGCGGGAGTGGCTGAACCGCGATGCACTCGAAAGCGAACTGTTCGATGTGCTCGACGCGATCGGCAAGGGCTATTCCGGCACCGAGATCATCTGGAACCAGGACGGGGCCCTCTGGTTTCCGGAAAAGCTGAAGTGGCGGGTGCCGCGCTGGTTCGCCTGGGATCCTGTTACGGGCGAGATTCCGCTGTTGCGCGGTGGCTATGATGGTGCGAACGCTGACAGGGGTGCTGAATGGCGCGGCGTGCCGCTGCCGCCCGCGAAGTTCCTGTTCCACCTGCATCCGGCGAAGAGTGGGCTGCCCATCCGCAACGGCCTCGCCCGGGCAGTTGCCTGGGCCTATCTGTTCAAAAATTTCGCCCTGAAGGACTGGCTGTCGTTCGCGGACATCTATGGCCGCCCCTTCCGCATCGGCAAGTATCCGACCGGTTCAAACGAGGATCAGATCCGCACGCTGCTGCGGGCCGTGGCCGGCATGGGTGAGGATGCCGCGGCCGTAATCCCTGAGGGGATGTCGATCGAACTGGTGGATGGAAAGGCGAACGGCTCCGAGATCTACGACAAGCTGGCCCAGTATGTGGACCGGCAGATATCCAAGGCGGTGCTGGGGCAGACGGCGACGACCGATGCAGACACCGGCGGGCTGGGCAGCGGTAAGGAGCATGGCGACGTGCGCGCCGACATCGAGCGCGCGGACGCGAAGCTGCTGTCTGCCAGCATCGCACGGGACGTCATCGCCCACATGGTGCGCCTGAACTTCGGGCCGGACGTGGGCATTCCCCGGCTGAAGATCGGCCGGGAGGAAGAGTGGGACGCGGGCAAGATGATGCCGGCGGTGAAGACCTTCGTGGAGCTGGGCGGCCGCGTTGAGATGTCGGTGATCGCCGACAAGCTGGGCCTGCCGGATGCGCCGAAGGGCAAGGATGCGGAGCTGTTGTGGGCACCGGCTGCCGCCGCGCCGGCCACCGATCCTGCCGACCCCGAAAAACGGCCCGCCAGCGCGCGACGGGGGCCAAAAGGTCCGGAGACGCCTGCGAACGCCGCGACCCACTTCTTAGGGGGTTCTTATCGCCATTATTCGCGTGATCCGGGCAGCGCGGCCCTGACCGATGTGATCGCGGCGGCCGTGGCGCGAAGGCTGGCGGTGGAAGCCGACGAAATCGACCAGGCTGCCGACAGCCTGGTGGAGCAGGAGGGCGCCCGGCTGATGGATGGGCTCTCCGCACCGGTCGCCAATGCGATCGCGGCCGGTGCCTCGTTCGAGGAGGTGGGCGATCTGCTGGATCAGCTGACAGCCGAACTGGACGACGAGGCGTTCGAGCAGCTGCTGGAGCACGCCTGCATCGTGAGCCGCGCGGCCGGGGTGAGCGGGCAGTAAATGCCCATGCCGCGCGGAGCGATGCAGACACACAGCCTTTGTTTGGGCGAACTGGTGGGACCTGAGATATCGACACCATATGGCGTTGCACGCCAGCAACTTCTCCGCGCCGATCGGGGGGCTGCCCGTGAACAAAAACTAGACGCTGTCATTCACAGCGCTAGGCTCACCTTATTCGATGCTGGATGCTGTGGGGTGAGTATGTTTGTTCGGATTGATGTGGAAGTTGGCGAGCTTGTCCTGGATGTGGGCAACCCGCGAATTGATCGTCCATCGGGAGAGAATGGGGCGATAAGCCAGATACTGAATCTAAACACCCGCCACTTCTTTACGATCATGGAAAGCATCCGAGATAATGGTCTCGATCCCGGCGACCTCCCATACGTCATTGATGATGAAGACGAGGATGGCGCTTACGTCGTTGTCGATGGAAACCGCCGACTGTCTGCCGTGAAGCTGCTCTTGGAGCCCAATCGAATTCGCCAATTGGACTGCGATGCGGCTGTGGCTAAGAAATTGGTGGAAATCTCCACCTCTCAGAAGCCCAAGGCTTTGGATGTTATCCAGTGCGTGAAATTCGATAGCCTGGAACAAGCCCGGCCGTGGATCGAGCGTCGACATGGCAAGGGACTGGATGGAGAGGGGCGAATAAAGTGGAGCCCGTTGCAGATCCAGCGGTTCCAAGAGGACAAGTCGATTATCGACGTTGTGGAGTTCGTTGGTCGACACGCAGATCCATCTAGCGAGTGGTGGAAAAAGGTCGCCTTCGCGATCCGCAACAAGTCATCGATACTGGAGCGGTTGCTCCAGTCCGCGCAATTCAAGGAGCTCTTTGGCTTAGGCCATCTGCAAAAAGAAAAGGCGCGCCACCCCTCCTTCAAAACTGACCCGAAGGCGACGCTCGAGATTCTGAAGGAGATAATGTCCGACATCGCCGATGGAAAAATCTCTACGCGAAGCCTGAATCAGAAGGAATCGATCGGAGAGTATAGGGATCAGGTTTTGAGCCGGTGGGGGATATCAGCCCCTACGCTGGGAAAGAAGCAAACCCTGTTCGAATCAACGACCATAGAGGGCCTTACGCCGTCGAAAATTCGGCAGCCGTCTTCGCATAAGCCATCAAGGCGAAGCGGCACGAGCAGAACGACATCTCCGCGAACGACGCTGGCCCCCCGTGCGCACAATTTTCTATTGCCCGTGACCGAACGGGGAAAGCAGCTCCTTCGTGAAGCAGAGAGGCTGCAGTTGAACGATGCTCCGATATCCTCAAGCTTTGTTCTTAGGGCGATGATTGAGCTGGCAGTTGATAGCTACTGTCGCGCAAACTCGCTTTCAGAGCCGAATGGTCCGGACGCAGACAGCTATCTGAGTACCCGTCTCGAAAGGGTTGTGGCGCATGTGCAGGCCAATGATAAGGCGCGAGCTAGGGAGATAGCCCAGACCAAGCGGCACCTAACCGATAAATTGTCCAAGAATTCGATCATTTCGCTGAATGACTATGTGCATGCAGCCCATATCATTCCGGGTATCGACGCGCTTAGAAACGGATGGGACGCGTGTGTTCCGCTGTTCATCGTGGCCTTCGGTGCAGCGTCCAGACCATGACCAAGATGCAGGCAACCGGCCGCTACAGCCCCTTGAGGTATCCTGGAGGGAAGGGGAAGCTGGCGGCGTTTGTTGCGGAATTGATCCGCCAAAACCATCTTTCTGATGGCACCTACGTCGAGCCCTATGCGGGTGGTGCAGCCGTAGCTTGGGAATTGCTCCTCTCTGGCGTTGTCCGGCACGTCGAAATCAACGATCTGAACAGTGCGATCCATGCATTCTGGTGGAGCGTTCTCAACGAAACTGAGGCGCTCTGTCGGTTGATTCAGGATACCGAAGTCACCGTCGATGTGCGCGATCGTTGCAAGTCGATCCTGTCGGCTGAAGAAGGGGTAGATCTGCTTGAGTTGGGCTTTGCGACGTTCTTTCTTAACCGCACGCATCGATCCGGCATTCTAAACGGCAGTGTGATTGGAGGGCGTGATCAGAGCGGGCCGTGGAAGATTGACGCGCGCTTCAACAAATCCGCTCTCATCGCCCGCATTGAAGCCATCGCCAGATATCGATCGAGAATTCGTCTATCCAATCTCGACGCTGTGGCGTTTCTGAAGGAACGAGAGCCGCACTGGAGGCGGAAAACTCTAGTTTACTTGGACCCCCCCTATTTCCGAAAGGGCAGGCAACTCTACTACGATTATTATCGCCCTGAAGACCATGCGGCAGTGGCGGCTGCGCTCTCCCAGCTAGGCGGAAACGCCAAGTGGATTGTTTCCTACGATGACGTGTCGGAGATACGACTGCTCTATATGGGGTACGAGGTTCTCACCTATGGCATCGGATATAGCGTTCGCGATAGAACCACGGGCGGGGAAGTCATGTTTTTCTCGCCCGGGATCTGCCCGCCGCCGCCGTCATCGAACATGATAATCAGTTCGGAGGCAGCTTGACCGATCCAACCCCCACCATTCGCCAGGCGCTGAGCCTGCCGCCGACAGACGCGATCGAGGCGTTCCGGCGGCGGGACGAGCTGAAGATTTCCGTCAGCTGGCGGGATCTGCAGCCGGAAGAGCATGCGCGTGCCTTCACGGTTGCGAAGATGGCGAAGGTGGAGCTGCTGGCCACCGTGAAGGAATCGCTGGATCGGGCACTGGCGGAGGGCAAGACGTTCGAGATGTGGCAGGCGGAGATCCAGCCCGAGCTGCAGAAGGCCGGGTGGTGGGGGATGGTGAAGGACCGCCGCATCACCGGAACCGATGACGCCGTGTTCGTGGGCGAGCGGCGATTGCGCACCATCTTCCGCACCAACATGCGCGTGAGCCATGCCGCCGGGCAGTGGGAGCGGGTGCAGAAGGCGAAGTCGAGGCGGCCCTACATTCGCTATTCGGCCGTGCGGGACAGCCGGACACGGCCCCAGCACGCGCGGTGGAACGGGATCATCCTGCCGGTCGACCATCCGTTCTGGCGCACCCACTTCCCGCCGAATGGATGGAACTGCCGGTGCGGCATCCGCAACCTGTCCGATCAGGATCTGGAACGGAATGGCTGGACGGTCACCACGGAAGAGGAGCTGGCGCGCCTGGCGCCGATGGAGCCTGTCGGACGGATGCCGTTCGGGCCGCGCGGCGCGCGGGTGGACCGGCCGAAGCTGCCGGCGATCGACCATGGCTGGGATTACAATGTCGGCGCGGAAAGCATCCTGGGCATCGTGGAGAAGGCCGCGATCGTGATCATCCGGGCACGGGCGGCCGGGCTGATCGACACGGCCGAGCGGCTGATCGCGCAGCTTTCCATCCAGCTGGCCGACGACATGCTGGCGTTGCTGCTGCGGCTGATCGACGGGATCGAGCCCGCCAGCGTGCAGTGGCAGGATGAAATCGCCGGGGCGCGGAAGCGGCGGCGGACGGCTGACGGCGACACCAGCGCCGAGACGCGGGCGAAACTCTCCCGCATCGCGGCGCTGCGCAACCGGATCATGGGGCGGTTCGCTGACGAGGCGGGGCTGACCGGGCGTGAAGCCGCGCGCCTGGCGCACACCCGGCAATGGATCGCGGACACCATCGCGCCGCGCGCCATGCAAGCGGAGCCGCTGCAACTGGGGCGGGTTTCCCAGCGCACCGTCGCCCGGATCGAGGCCGAGGGGCTGAAGGTCCATTCGGCGGAGGTCGTGCTGGAACATGGTCATACACGCCATATGTTCAGCCGGCATGGCGGCGAAGGCGAACGCAGGCGGGGACAGGAGCCGATCACTGCCGATGACGCGCATGATCTGCCGCGCATCCTGAACGAGCATGGCAGCCTGCGCCATGTCACCGATTTCAAGGGCCGGCATCGATCGAGCGCGCCCCGCCTCGAGATTTCCAGCACGGTTGATGGATACCGGCACGAGCTGGTGGTGGAAATCCAGCAGAAGGGGCTGGTTCCCCGAACGCACTGGAAGGTGCCGCTGAAATAGTGGATGAGTGGCTTGCCCGATGCCTGCCTTGCGGCCCCCCGGGCTCAACGTCCGAAACGACAGCCTTGAGGCCGATATAGACTGACCGGGCAGGAAGTTCAACGCTTCCGGAACCGGCGCCGGGGAAGCAGGGGGCGGCCCCAAGCTAAACCGGCAGGGCAATGCCCGCAAACGCCGCCTCCCTTATCGCGATCGCGGCCGCCTCCGTCGAGGCGGTTTCCGATGGTGTGCCGAAAAAGCGCATCCAGCTGATGCCGCTCGGCACGATCGCGCTTCGCGACGGGCGCGGGCCGTTCACCATGTCAAAGGAGGTTGCACATGCTGTAGTCGCAGCCACCCGCGTGCATGCGGGCAAGACGGACATCATGGTCGATTACGACCACCAGAGTTTCTACGGCGCGGTCGAGGGCGTGGGGGGTCGGGCACCGGCCGCTGGCTGGATCAGCCCGGCTTCCCTTTCCGTCGAAGATGACGGCATCTGGGCTGAAGTCAGCTGGACCCCGGCGGCCGAGGCCCACCTCGCCGCTCGAGAGTATCGCTACCTTTCCCCGCTATTCACCTACGATCCGGCCACGAAGGCTGTTCGCACCATCCGCAACGTCGGCCTGGTGAACACGCCCGCCATCAACGAGCTCGCGGCCGTTGCTTCCCTCAATCCCCACCTCGACCCTAAGCTGGAGACCCCCATGTCCCTTTCGAAAATCGCCGTCGCGGCGGGCCTTTTGGCCGGCGCGACGGAAGACGAGATCGTCGCGCATGTGACGGGCCTCGTCGCCGCTTCGGCCGCCATCGCTGCCGCCAGTCAGAAGCTGGGCCTGCAGGCCGGCGCCACCGCCGACGAACTGGTGGCCGCTGCCTCTGCGAAGGCCGATCCGACGAAATTCGTGCCGATCGCCGTTGTCAACGAGCTGCGCGGCGAGATCGCCGAGCTGCACAAGGTGAACACCGTTCGCAGCGCTGATGAAGTCGTCGCCGCCGCGCTGAAGGCCGGCAAGATTTCGCCGGCCATGAAGGGTTGGGCGGACGACTACGCCAGGAAAGACCTCGTCGGCTTCCAGGCCTATGTCGCCGCCGCGCCCGCCATCGTGGCCGCCGGCGAACAATTCGCTCGTCAGCCGGACCCTGTCGCTGGCGGCGATGGGCTGACGGCTGACGAGCGCGCAGTCGCCGCGTCCATGGGCCTGACGACCGAGGCCTATCTCGCCGCCAAGAAGGAAGGATTCTGACATGGTCGCACTGACCGCTGACCGGCGCACTGCCGCCCGGGAGAACCGCATCTATTCCGATCCGATGGCCGCCAATGTGACCATCTACAAGGGCGCCATCGTGATGCTGGATGCCGCCGGCAATGCCACCAAGGGAACCGGCGCAGCTGGCCTGGTGGCGCGCGGCGTTGCGCGGGAGCGCGCCGTGAACGGCGCTGCCGCAGGCGCGACCAGGATCGAGAGTGAGGCCGGCACGTTCCTGTTCGCCAATTCGGCAGCTGCGGACCTGATCACCCGCGCCGAGATCGGCGACGACTGCTTCGTCGTCGACGATCAGACGGTCGCGAAGACCAACGGCGGGGCCACCCGCTCTGTCGCCGGCAAGGTGGTCGACGTCGTTGCCGGCGGCGTCTTCGTCACCATCGGCACCATCTGACCCCAGGAGCTTTCGCATGGCAGATCTTCAAACAGCAGGCATCGGCTTCAAGGCCGCCTTCCAGGGCGCCTTCGACGCCGTGAGGCCCGACTATTCCGACATCGTGATGGAGGTGAACTCCACCACGGGGAAGGAAGAATATGGCTGGCTCGGCGCGCTTCAAGGTGTGCGCGAGTGGCTTGGCGACCGCGTCATCAACAAGCTGGCGACGCATGGCTATCAGATCCGGAACCGCAGCTTCGAAAACACCGTGTCGGTGAAACGCGACGATGTGGATGACGACAATCTGGGCATCTATGCACCCATGTTCCGGGATCTGGGGCAGACGGCCGCCGAGTTCCCGAGCCTGCTGGTCTACGAGACGCTGAGGGCTGGATTTGCCAGCACCTGCTATGATGGACAGTTCTTCTTCGACACCGACCACCAGGTGCTGGACGCGGCCGGAAACCCCTATTCGGTGGCGAACACCGACGCTGTCGCCGGGAATGGCGAGCCGTGGTTCCTGCTGTGCACCCGCCGTGCGGTGAAGCCGCTGATCAAGCAGAACCGCAAGGCCTTCCAGTTCGTGCAGAAGGACAGGCCGACGGACGATCGCGTCTTCATGAGCGGCGACTATGTCTATGGCGTGGATGGCCGCATGAACGTGGGTTATGGCCTGTGGCAGCTGGCCTGGGGATCGAAGCAGCCGCTGAATGCGGCCAACTTCGAAACCGCGCTGATGTCGATGATGGCGCAGAAGGGCGACTTCGGCCGCCCGCTGGGCCTGAAGCCGGACCTGCTGGTTATGGGTCCGAAGAACCTGAAGGCGGCCAAGGAGCTGCTGGAGAGGGATCGGCTTTCCGGCGGCGAGGACAATATCTGGAAGAATGAAGTGGCCTATCGCGCCACGCCGTGGCTCGCCTGATGGGCGCGCGCGCGAAGGTGCCGGCAAAGGAGGGGCGGGCGGAAGAGCCCGCCCCTCTTTCGGGCCAAACCGATAACCGCGAGGCCGTGGACATTGCGACCACGGCCGCCCCCGCCGCTCTTCCTTCGGGCGCGGCGGCGGGGGTTGAGTTCCCTGAGCAAGCGGCGGCCAATGCTTCTTCCGACGATGAAGCTCCGGGCGCTCAGGACCCGCAGACGCTGGAGTTGCGTCCTGTTGCGCTGGTCGCTGCCCACGTGACGCGGCGCCGCGCAGGCCGCCAATGGGCGCAGGGGCAGATTGTGGTCATCCGGGAGGGTGAACTGACTGACGAGCAGCTGGACCAGCTGCGCCATGACAGCGGCTTCACCGTGAAGGGTGTGGACGAGGAATGAGCCTGACGCCCGCCCTGAAGGACCCGGCAGCCCGCGCCCATCTGCGGATGCAGTTCGGGCAGCCGGCTGGCGTGCCGATCGGCGCGATCGAGGATGTTGTCATTACCCCGCGCGGCCGCGTGGCGGAGATGGCGGCAATGACGGTGGCGGCGCAACACGCGGGGGTGGACTATGTGATGATCTCGCTGGACGGCGGGACAGACGGCGAGCTCTACCTGATCGAATGCCGGGTGGCGGACGGGGCCGGCGGCATCGCCGAACGGCGACAGGAGCTGCTGTGCATCGACCAGGGCTGGCGCGTGCCGGATGCCGCCCAGCCCGGCTATATGGACATCGCCGGCTTCGTCGCGCGCGCCGGCCTCGACCTGACGATCGAGCTGACGGACGAGGCCGGGCGGGGCGCGATCGACGGACAGGTGCTGGAAGCCGCGCTGCTGGATGCCCAGGCGCTGATCGACAGCTATCTGGCCGGGATCTACGAACTTCCGCTGGCGCTGCCGGCGCCTGCGCCGCTGCCGCAGCTGACCTATGATCTGGCGCTGGCCCGGCTGTACAAGCATGGGCTGCCCGAACAGGTGGGCGTGCGGGCGGCCGAAGCGCGCAAGCTGCTGGCCGATATTGCTGCGCGGAAATCCCAGCTTTCGGTGCCTGCCGCCCCCTCCACCGCCGCACCTGCGCCTGTGCTGTTCCAGGACGGCGAACGGCTGTTCAGCCGCGAGAGCCTGAAGGGGTTCTGATGGATATCCGCTTCACCTTCGAGGACGAGCTGCTGCCGGCCATCGAGCGGGCGCTGCTGGCGCTGGCGGATTTTGAACCGGCGATGGAGCAAATCGCGGAGCGAATGGAGGATCAGGTTGCGGCGCGCTTCGATGCTGGCAAGGGGCCTGATGGCGCGCCCTGGCAGCCTTCTCGCCGTGTTCTCGAGGAGGGCGGGGAGAAAACGCTGATCGACACCCGCGCCCTGCTGAGTTCCATCACCCGCGATCACGACAGCTTTTCGGCCGTGGTGGGCACCAACATCCATTATGCGGCCATCCACCAGGCGGGCGGCACGATCCGGCCGCGCGCAGGCAGCGGCAAGCGGGCGCTGAAAACGCCCTTCGGCCCACGCGCCAGCGTGACCATGCCGGCCAGACCCTTCCTGGGCTTCGGCGTGGATGACGCACGCGACATCAACGACATCATCGCCGATCATCTGCGCAGCGCGTTCGGGGGCGGACGGTCGTGAACCTGGATCCGATCAGGGCGCTGCTGGCGGATCTGCCGCTGAAGGCGGTGGAAGGCGTGGAGGAGTTCGCGCAGATCTCCTCCCGACCGAACCTGGCGCTGCCCGCCGCCTATGTGATGGTCGACACGATGAACGGCGCGCCCGCGACGGAGGGGAGCTACATCCTGCATCAGGTGATCAACGCCAGCGTGGCGGTCGTGATCGTCGCCAGGCCGGATGGGGCCAGACGCGGCGCGGCGGGCGAGCGTCTGCACGAGCTGACGGAAGCTGTGATCGCAGCGCTGTTCGGGCAGCAGCCGCAGGGCTGGGATTCGGCGCTGACTGTTTCCGATGTCCGCACCGTTGAAGTGTCGCCCTCTCTGATGGCGCGCACCGTTCGCATGCGCGGCCGCACCCATCTTCGCACCCAGCTTGTTGCCCCCTGAGGAGCCGATCAGTGACCTCTGAAACCCCCAATGAGATCCTGCCCGCCTGGTTCGATGCCGGCCGCCATGTGCTGACGGACGCCGGCATCGTGCGCCTGTGCGATCGGGCGTTGCTGGCCGAGGACGGCCTGCCCGCCAGCCTGGCGCTGAGGGCCGCCGAAGACCGCGATGCCAAGGCGGCCGCCACCGACCGGCGCGCCGCAAAGGCCGCAAAGACCCCGACGACGGAGACCACCAATGGCGATCAGTGACCTTTCCCTCATGCTGGCGAAGGCCGAGGCGAGCTACGCCACCTGGGCCGCGCCTGCGCCCGCGACAGACGCCTCCGTGATCTTCGGCTATACGATGACGGCGATCGAGGGCGAGGACGTCCGCCGGCAGATCGAGCGCGGCTTTCATGGCGCGAATCCATCCCGCCGGACCGCCAAGCGGCAGCGCCACCGGTTCAGCCAGGAGCTGACAGGTGCCGGGACCGTGGACGGTGTCGCGCACTGGGCGAAGTTCACCCGTGGCTGCCAGTTCGGTGCCGCGGTGCCGGTGCCGGCCACCGAATGCGGCTATCCGCTGATCGGTGTGGGTGACGGCGGATCGCTGAGCCTGGCCGGAAACAAGGGCAATGCCTTCGATCTGCGCGGCAAGGGTGCGCGCGGCAACATGACGATCAGCCTGGTCGAGAAACAGCTGCCCTCGATCGCCTGGGAATTCATGGCCGTTCACCAGGATGAGGCGAACATCATCACCGCCAGCTCGCCGGCCGGCGTGGTGTTGCCCGTCTATCCGCCGCCGGTCGAGGTGTCGCTGATCAACACCGTTGTTCAGCTGTTCGGCGTGACGCTGGGGGTGCGCAGCTTCGAGCTGAACCTGGGCAATAAGCTCGAATATTACTCGACGACGGCGGCGCGCCAGATCGTGTTCGGCAAGGATGAGAGCGGTTCCGCCCGTTCTCCGCGCGCCCGGGTGCTGTTCGAGCTGCCCGACCTCGCGGCCCGGAACTTCTTCACGGATATCGCCGCCGGCACGCCGGGCGCATTCAACCTGACACATGGCCTGGACGCGGGGAACATCGTGGAGATCGCCAGCGCCAATGCCGTGCTTGTGAACGGAGATTTTTCGGTGGAGGCGAACCGGATCTTCCTCTCGGCCGAAATCGATTTCGTTTCCACCGCCGCCGGAAACGACTTCACCCTGAAGACCAAATAGCGCCGCGCGCGCAGACGAAGGAACTCAGATGTTCAAGCTGGTGAAGGATCCGGTCTCAAAATGGCCGGTCCGCTGGAATAGCGTGTCTCCCGATGGGGAGATCGTCGAGCAGGTTCTGAAGCTGAAGATCGTCCGCATCGGCCGCGACGAGTTCAACCGGATCTTCCACGATGATTCGGCGAGCCTTTCGTCCGAGGAAGAGCTGGATAACTTCCTGCGGATCGTGAAGGACTGGGAGGATGTGGTGGACGCCGATGGCGCGCCGCTGCCCTTCAGCCGCGATGGCGCCGCTGCCCTTCTGGACCTGCCCGGCTTCGTGCTGGCCTGGACGGTTTCCTATGTTGAGTTCTGGACCGGCCGGCCGAGGGAGCGGGAAAAAAACTCCGCGACGCTGCCCGCTGGGCGTCAGGCGGCAGCGGGCCGGACCGGCGCGAGGGCAGCAGCTTCCGAGAGCGCATAAGAGCGGCATTGGAACAGGCCGGTGCCAGCCCTGAGAACATCGCGCGCGAGCTGGCGAAGCTGCCGCACGATGATGCGCAGGATCTGGCCGAGATCGACGCGGATGACGAGGGGCGATCGATCGGGCTGTTCCTGGCGCTGGACACGCAATGGAAGACCGCCGGGCTGGCCGGCATCCGCACCGGGCTGGACTATGCTGCCGTCGAGCCGGCGGCCCGCTTGCTGGGGATCGAGATGACGCCGCAGATCTTTCTGGACCTGCGCGTGATGGAGCGGGAGGCCCTGACCGTGCAGGCTGAGAGGCTGGCAACAAAATGACGGTGCAGCTGGATCTGCAGAGCCGGGTCACGGTGGATGCCGCCCAGGCGAAGCCGGAGCTTGCGGGCATCGGCAAGAGCGCACGTGACGTTGGCGACGGGTTTCGAGCTGCGGCGGCCGATGCGAAGGCATCCGGCAATAGCATTGCCCAAGCGGTGAATTCGGCCCTGCGCGACGTGCAGGAAGCCAACCGCCGACAGCTGAACGACGTGCGAGCCACGGCCGCGGGGAAGCGCGGGAGCGAGCGGCAGGCAGCGATGGAGCGGATCGAGGAGATCCGCCGAGTGGCCCAGCAGGAGATCGAAGAAGCCCGCCGCGCAGCAAATGCCGTGATCAGCGAGGCGCGCCGCAAGGAAGCGGCGGAGCGGCAGGCGGCAGATGCGATCCGCAAGGTGCAGGTGAGCGGGCGGATAGGACAGGCCCAGCTGGGCATGCAGCTGAACGATATCGCCACGCAGGCCGCGTCCGGCACGTCTCCGCTGATCATATTTGCCCAGCAGGCCAACCAGGTCGGCTACGCGATGAGCATGATGGGCGGGGCAGCGGGCCGGGTTGGTGCCGTGCTGACAGGCCCATGGGGCGCGGCCATCACAGTGGCGGTCATGGGGCTGGGTCTGCTGATGCGGACGCTGGGCGAGGCCGGTGACGAGATGGGGAGCCTGGCCGATCGATTCGGGGATGATGGCGCCGAAATCGAGCTGGCCATGGACGGTATCGCCGGCGCTGCCAGCGAACTGGGCGGCGTGCTGGACGATGTGCTCGACGAGCTGGGCGAATGGGCCGTCGGCGTAGGCGGCGCGATGGCGAAGGCGCTGAACGCCGTCGCAGACTTCACCGCCCGGTCGAACGGGCTGCTGCCACGGGCATTCGACAAGCTGCTGCTGGCCGGCACGCCGGCAGGAGACGCCATTGAACTGCTGAAGCCATCGCAGCTGGACGCGGCGCGGGAGGCCCAGCGCCAGGCGGCCGCCGGACGGCGATCCGATCGCCGCATCGCGGAATCCCGCGGCAACCAGCTGTTCATCGATGGCGAGGTGATGCGGTTCGATCCGTTCGACAAAAACAGTGTCCGGGATTTCACCCGCGCAGCGAAGCAGGCCGGTGCGGAAGCGGCGCGTGAGGCAGAGCAGCTGGCTGACAAGGCCGCCAGCGAAGCCAAACGGGCCGCCACATCCGCCGCCCGCGAAGCGAAGCGGATGGCGGATGAGCAGGCGCGCCTGATCGAATCGCTGGTGAAGATTGCTGAAGCCGCCTCAATTCAGATCGGCAAACTGGCGCGTGGTGACGGCAGCTACATTGGGTTCCTGGGCGGGCTGGATGCGGCCGACAAGGGGCGCGAGACGGCAACCCAGCGCAGCCGGGAGACGACCGGAATAGCGGCTGCCGTCGAACAGGCCGAGCGTGGGATCGACTATCGCAGGGCGGCCGAGGAGGCCGGCAGGGCTCAGGCTGACGCGTTTCGGCGCGAGGCCGTGCGCACCGCCGGCCAGATCGGCACACTGATCGGCGGAGAGGCGGCGCGAACACTGGAGGAGCTGGCGGCGGCCATCCTGAGTGGTGACGGGCAGGATCTGCGCGGGTCGATGGGCACCATCGCCCGTCCGCTGCTGGCAGCCGCGAGGACAGATGAGTTCAAGGAAGCCTTCCGCCCCGTTGTGAAGCAGCTGAGGGACGTGTTCGGTGATACGCCCTTCGCCGACCAGATCGGGGGCGTTTTCCAGAGCGTCGCGTTCGGCTCCGCAGTGGCCGAGATCGTGGGCAAGGGCGCGAAAGAAGAGAAGATCGGCGCCGCCATCGGCACGCAGGCGGGCAAGGCGGCCGAGGCGATGGGCTGGCTGCCGCCCGGCGTCGGCCAGGCGATCGGCGCAGCTGTCGGCACCGCAATCGGCGGCCTGTTCGTGGGCGAGAAGAATGGCAGCGTCACACTGACCGGCTCTGGCGGGCAAATGGTGCAAGGGGCGGCCACCGGCACAGGTGGCACCCAGGTGAAGAATGCCGACATCCTGGGCAACAATTTCACCAACGCGCTTTCCTCGATCATCGACACACTGGGCGGCCGGGTGGGCGACTATTCCGTGTCGCTGGGCCAGAACGGCAAATATTATCGGGTCGACACCACCGGGCAGGGCCGCACGCGGAAGAAGCAGCCGGGCGTGCTGGCTTTCGGAGAGGATGCCAACGCGGCCGTGCAGGCTGCGCTGGCCGACGCCATCCGCGACGGCGCCGTCGCCGGGGTGAGCCCGCGCGTGCAGACCGTGCTGCGGCAATATGCCGAAAACCTCGACAAGGCCGTCAGCGAGGCGCTCAAGGTGCAAGGCCTTGAGAATTATCTGGCGGATCGGGAAAACCCATTCGCCAGCGCTGCGCGCGATTTCGAGCGGCAGGCCGCAGAGCGGGTGCGGATCGCCCGCGCCTATGGCTTCGACGTCGTCGAGATCGAGCGCATCAACGCGGAAGAGCGTACCAAGCTGATCAAGGATCAGGCGGAAGAGCAGCTCGCCAGCGTGAAGGCGCTGCTGGACGATCTGAAGTTCGGCAGCCGTGCCGAGGGCTCAGTCTCCGACCAGCTCGCAGCGCTGTCCACCGAACGAAGCCGGCTGCAGGGGCTGGTGAACGGGGGAGACGTCAGCCAGATCGACGCGCTCGCCTCGATCATCCAGCAGCAGATCGACCTCTCCCGCTCGGCCTATGGCTCGACCGGGCAATATGCGGCGGATCGCAACGATGCCATCACCACGATCGAGCAGCTGATGGCGCAAACGGAACAGCGGGTGGCCGCCGCCAGCTCGGCCGCGCAGAACCTGACCAACGACAAGCTCACCGAGGCGAACACGACTCTCGATGAGCAGACGGTGATCCTTGAGCGAATCAACTCGGGCATCCAGCAGATGATCGCCGCCGGCGGTGGCAATTCGCTCGATCTGGGTCTGCTGGCCCAGTATGCGAGGCGGGCGGTATGAGCCTGACCACGCTGGTGACGCTGTCGCCGCGCCGACCGGCAGACGGCGTGGCGGAGGTGCATCGGTTCGTTCATAACGCGCGGGTCACCGGCCGCTTCATGGGTCAGCAGTGGCGGCCGGATGTCATCCGGTCGCTGCCGGATTTCGAGCTGGATCTGGGCTTTGCTGACGGCAAGTTCGGGCAGGGCGCCACACCCCAGGTCGGTCAGCTGGTGCTGGCGGTGGGGCGCGACAGCCCGCTGTCGTCCATGATCTGGGTGGGATCGACCGTCATACTGCGCTCTGCCAGCTGGCCTGCCGGCCTCGCGGATGCGTCGGACTCGGATTTCGGCGAGGCGGCCACCTATGTGGTCGAAACGATGGGGGTGACGGCCGACGGGGCGCTGACACTGACCCTGCTGGATAATGGCCAGCCATTGCGCTCTACGCTGCTGTCGACCCGGTTCGGCTCCACCGCGAACCCGCTGCTGGATGGCGCCGGTGCGGTCGATCATGCCGGCAAGGTCGTGCCGATGCGCTCGGGAAAATGCCTGAACGTGCCAGCCATGCAGGTGGACCGGGTCTACAACATCTGGCTGCTGATCGGCCGGCCGACCAGTGTGTTCCATGGTGTTTTCGATGGTGGCGCACCGTTCGGGGCCGGGGTGGTGCGCGCGGATCTAGCGGCCCTGCGAGCCAACACGCCAGCCGACGGCACGTGCGATGTCTGCGGCAATGCCGGCGGCCTGACGCTCGTCCGCCCCTGGACGACTCCCACCTATCCGCTGACGGCCGACATCACTGCCAGCGGACCGCAGACGGCCGGCGATATCGCACTGGCCCTGGTTGCGATGCGGTCCTCGATCGACGTCAGCGCGGGCGCCGCTGGCTTCAATGCGCTCTACCCAGGGCAGGCCCAGCTGTTCGTGAACGACGAGCGAACCGCCGCCACGGCGCTTGATCAACTGGTCTCAGGCCTGGGCGCGTATTGGAAGGTGCTGTCGGGCGGCCAGTTCGAGCTGGGACGCCTCGATTTCGCCGCGCCGCTGAAAAGTTTCGCTGCACATGAGCTGATCAGCGTGGAGCGCGAGGCCATAGTGATGCCGAACCGCCGCCGTGCTGTGGGTTGGGGCCATAACAACCGGCCGCACGGCGAGGCGGAGATCGCCGGGATCTTGAGGGCGGAGGATATCAGTGGTCTGGGCGCCTTGGCCCTGCTCGACAATCTCGACTGGGCGCTGGTGACCGGCGCGGGCAGGCCGGCTGACAGTGCCACCCGAAACGCGGATGCTGGAAATCTGATCCCGGACCCGATCACGCTATCCGATATGTGGAGCAGTAGTGCCTACACTGTGCGGGACGCGCTCGCCGGCGGTGGGCGCCTCGCGGATCGCTATCGCATCAGGTCACTGGCCTCCGGAGGTGTTTATCAATACGCTGGCTGGACAGCACCTGTCGCTGCCGGCATCCAGCCATTTCCTGTCTCTCCGGGAGAGACCCTCCATGGCCGCCACAGCGTCCTCAATGGGCTCGGTGCGACGGGTGAATCCGTCGCACTGCTGAACATTCTGGACGCCGATTTCACCTATCTGATGACCCTGGAGCTCGTGGGAACGCGCCTGGATGCGGGAACCTCAACGGGGGTATGGCAGACCGTAAGCGGATCCGTCCTAATCCCCGAAGGGGCTGCCTTTGCCTGGCCACACATCGCGTTCTTGGGCCGCACGGCCGGTCAAGTACTGGTCGGCGAACCGTATCTTGGTCGGGCGGCTCCGGGGGCTGATGTCACCGGCGAAAACACCGCACAGAACACCCTCAATGTCGGCAGTCAGTCGGCAGCGGCACTGGTTGCGGATGCCGCCACGGCTCTGGCAGGCGCAGCATCAGCGCTGTCCTCGATCTCGATCATCGTTTCAGACGGGTATCTCAGCCGTGGCGAAAAGCCGGCTGCAATTAAAGAATGGACCGCGATCGACGATGAATATGCGGTGATCGCGGCGCGCGCCGCGACGCTCGCCGTCACCGGCCATGCCAGCTACACCGCATGGGCGAACGCCAGGACCGCCCTCAACACGTACCTCGCCGGTCTGACGCCCGCCTGGAACAACACCGCCGCCGACACGCCGATCGTGGCCACCACCTTCCGGGGCAAGTTCACCGATTACTATTACGCTCGGCAGCTGCTGCTGGACCTGTTCACGGCCATCGCGAAGAGCGCCGCAGACGCCGCGCAGACGACGGCCGACAGCAAGACCCGAAACGTTTGGGTTGGGATGTGGGACGATGTCGCCATCGGCTTCACCTTCTCCATTGGCGAGGAGGTCGAGCGCTATGGCTCCAGCTGGACTGTAACGGCCGCCCACACCAAGATGGCCGTGAACGGCCCGCCGCTGCCGCCGGCCGCCTCCAACGCGAACTGGAGCCTGCGCACCAAGGCCGGCGCCGACGGCGTTTCCACCTTTGCGGTGACCCCCAGCCTTCCAACCTGGACTGTGCCCTGCGATTCGGCGGGTGCACCGCTCGCCGACGCATTCACGGGTGCCACGGGCCGCCTGCAATGCCGCTATGCCGGCGCCGACGTGACGGCCAGCTGCACCTTCGCGGCGCTGACGCACACGGCCGCTGCTGGCTCGATCGACAGCGCAGGCAACTACACGATCACGGACATCGGCGGCCTCGTCGGGAAGCTGGTATTCCGCGCCACCTATGATCCGCCCGGCGCGGCTCCGGTCGAGCAGGTGGACATCATCATCCAGGTGCTGAAGTCGATCCGCGGCGCCGCCGCGATCGAGGTCGCCGACAACAGCATCCTGCGGCCGACCAGCTCCAACATGGTCGTCTCGAATGAGCTGGTCATCCCGGCCGGGCCGGGCGGCTCCATCAGTATCTCCGCCACCGCGGGCTTTTTCGGCACGGACGGCGGCTCATCCGCGAACGTGCAGATGAAGGCGCAGAAGCGCCTTGCCGGCACCGGCGACCCCTATGTGGATGTGACCGGGTATGTCACCGGATCGCTGCCGTCCGTGAAAGACGTGGAGGGCATCTGGAACGGCGGCTCGGCCGCTTACTCGACCAGCGTTTCAGGTCCAGCCGCGCAGGAGTTCTGGCAGATCCGGCTGATGGCGAGCCCTGTCGGCACGCTTTCGGCGGGGGGCTGGACGGGCACCTTCAAGGTGTCGCGATCCTCATGAGCTGCTGGGTCATCTACAATGAGGCCTCTGGCGCCATCGACCAGATCGTGCTGGACGATCCGGCCGAGAGCATCGCGCCAGGCATGGCCTTTAAGGAATTCGCCGAACTGCCCGACCTTTCGGCCTGGCGCTGGGATGCCGAGTTGCTGGATTTTGTGCCGCATATCGGCCCCCGCTACCTCACCGGCCTGCAGATCCTCGGCCTCTACACCGCCGCACAAACGGCTCGCGCGAACCGCATGCTGACGGCCGTTTACCCCGACGGCCATCCGTGGGCCGGGCAGTACGTCGATCCGGACGGGTTCACGCAGCGCCTGATCAACGCGACCACGGCTCTCAAAGAGCCGATTCCCACGACCGGTTCGTTTCATCAGCAGGGCACAGCCTGGATGCGCGCAATCGGCGTGATCGAGAGCGACGAAGAAGCCGCTCGTATCGCTGCCGGCATCACGCCGGAGGAGGCCATGGGATCATGAGTACCGCCACCCTTACTCGCGCCGAGTTTCTGAAGACGGAGGATCGGTTCGCCGCCGCCATCTCGCCCACGATAGAGGCACTGTGGGGTGAGGCGGCGCTGGATACGAGCCAGGTGAGCCCACTGGTGAACGAGGCCGATGCGCTGGCGGAGTCGGTCCGCCAGCTGGGGCAGATGAGCGCGCCGCGGGCTCGGGACATGGTCGTCATTGCCGGCCTGTACCCTGATCTGGAGGGCAGGACGGTGACGATTCCATACGCGGGCCGTTTCGGCATGCCGGTTGCGGTGAACATGCTGGTGATCCACGCCCGTGTGGATGCGAACAATGGAACGACTACGCTGACCGGGCTGGTGCTGCTGTGACCTGGCTGATGAAGCCCTATCCGTTACTGGCCGCGTCATTGGCGCCCGATTTGTGGGTGCATCCAGCGCTGTCCGCTCAGCCCAAGGTGACTGCGCAGGTGTCGGTCGGCGGCGCATGGACGGCCTGGATCGATCTGGATCTGTTCGCAGACAGGCTGCTCGATACATTCGCCCTGCTGTTTCACAACGGACCGTCGGGCGGCACCTGGAAGGCCTATGGCCGCACCAATGCTGACGGCGCGCCGGTCGGACCGTGGGTCGATGACCCTGCCACCGAGCTGTTCGAGTATGTGGCCTGGGGCGAGTTTCCGCCGGCTGCCGACGGCGTGTTCCGCGATCGGCGCGCCCATGCCCTGATGATGCTCCCGGCGCCCCGGCCGGTTCGCTACCTGCGCATCTACATCAACTGGCCAGGCCCGGTGGACTTGAACCCATGGAACCTGGGCGTGATCGCGATCGGCAAGCGGTGGGAGCCGGGGCGGGCTACCAGCGACATGCGCGGCTTCGACTGGGGCGCTGGTTGGCGCGCCAACGATCTGTCTGAGGTGCGGACCCATGATGGTGGTGAGCAGAGCAGCTGGCGCCGCGCCGTCGTGCCTGAGGTGCGGGGTGTTTTCAGCCATCTGACAGACGCCGAGGTTTGCGAATTGAAGACGATCATCATGGCGGCCGGGCGGACGGAGCCGTTGCTGCTGGTGGAGTCGGACGACACGCTGGGCGCAGGCAGCCTGCCTCAGCGCATCCATTATGGCAGCCTGATCGACGTGGATTTCTTTGAACGGCGCGACGTCAACAAGAGCCGTTTCGAGCTGCGGCTGCGGAACTGGCTGTGA